CCTTTGATGCCGTTGCATCTGCGGCATGCTGCAACTAAATTGTCTAGGTCATGACTGCCGCCCTTTGCTCTTGGCACTACATGATCTACCTCATTGGCTGGTTGCCCACAATACACACACGTATAAGCGTCTCTTGCCAATACCCTCAGTCTTTGTTGTTTCCATTGTCTCGTCCATAATACTTCTTTACCCATATATGTCCTCTGTTCCCATATTCCTATTATGACAGGATGGTCTATTGGTAATCTACATACTGTGCCTTCCGCACTTACTTCTTCCCATAATGCAGCTAATGTAATAGGCAGCATAGGCCTACCATTTTTTATTACCATAGGGTCTTTGAGACTTATCCTATGTCTATGTGCAACATTGACTACTTTGTGGTATTTAATGCCTAATGCTTCAGCAATCCACTTAGCACCCTTTTTGCGATTATCTTTCAAGAATTGCAACTGCTCGTCAGTTAGTTGTCTAGGCATTAGTGCCAATTCCATTTCTTAAAGTGATTTAGGGCATTACACATTCCATTATATCTGTGCTTATTGTATTTAATACCCCATTTGACCTGCTCTATACCAGTTGCAGTTTTAAGGTATATAGATCGCCCTTGAGGAATACCCCAATGAGGGCCATTATTCGCTCGCTCATTCCAGGCACTCTCTTTTCCGTAGAGTATGGCCAAGCATTTATATTCATCTTTTGGTAATACGGCTTTTGCATATTGTTTTGGTGTTTGTTGTATTTCAATACCATCATGAATTGGTGCAACGGCATTAGCCGCGCTAATGAATAGTATCCCCAGGACACTTACTACTGCGCAAGCTATCCGCGCTGCGGCTTGCGCGAAGTGCCTGAAGCACTTTAGCAAGTTAAGTGTAATGGCCTTGCGTGTATTGAACAACATTGAGCGTTCTCCTTCGGCGTGTCATCTCATTATTTGAGACAAAGCGAACAGGGCTTGTTGAGGCACAACTCCATTTCCCAAGATTTTATATTTTTGTAATTTAGGTAAATCTACATTTGTTACCCATCCTTTTGGCAAACCCATCATATATTCAATAAATTCAACATTTACTTTACCGTTATCCAATGCCATCGGCGGTTCTTGCAATGACATATCAATGAATGGAGTAAATCTGCTCCCCAATTCCTGCATTTTCCCGTCGTATTTCCCGCTAGTGTGTTTGGGGTAGGCAACAACAAACAATCTTCTGCGATGGTGGGGTGCGCCAACTTCTGCAGCTCGTATAATTTGCCATTTTGCATCATACCCGATTTCGGCAAGGTCTTTGAGAACTTCTTTGAATCCGAGACTGAGATGCCCTCTGACGTTTTCCAAGATGACGTAACTTGGTCTAAGTATGCTAATTCCTTCTTTAATGTTTGGCCAGATATGTCGTGCATCGTCTGTTCCTTTCCTATTACCTGCTTGGCTGAAAGGCTGGCAAGGATAGCCAGCTGTTAAAATGTCTATTGGTTCTACGTTAGCCCAATCTATTTTCTTAAGATCACCGAGATTAGGTTTGTTTAGTCTGAGTCTAATTACTTGGCTTGCGTATTTGTCAATCTCTGACACCCAGACAGTTTCAGCATTGAAGTATGCTTCAACTGCCATATCTAGGCCACCATATCCGGTGCATAATGAGCCAATCTTAAGCATCTTTACCCCATCCTGTGCCTCTGAAGATAACGCCTGGGGCAGTCCAAATACGTGTCATAGTTCCCCCACAACTACATCTAATAGACTCTGGGTTGTCGGTGGTTTCGTATATAACGGCGCATAGATCGCAGCCGTAATCATATCTAGGCAAGGCTTATGCCCCCTTGTTGGCAAGTGTGGCAGATAGCATTTTCTATCATCCATGATCCACATTGCTGGCATCTGGTAGGTTCATTGTTAGGTGCGCGATCATTGAGGATATTCATTAAATCCCCTAGTCGCATGAAGGCTAAATACTCCTCAGCGTTTTCGCCCTGTCCATTACATCGGCTAACTACAAAGGCTATTTTACCACCTTTGTTGCTCTCAGCTTGTTTAATCCAGGCTAATGGTTGGAAATCTGATCGTGCCTTTACTTCTATTGAGAATGGTATCCCTGTTACATCTTCGCCTTGCCTACCGGCCCCGGTAGATTCAGCGTAGGGATACCATTGCCTCAACCAGTCAGCCACCACGCGCTGCGTCTTGTAGCCCCTGTGCTTGCGATGATTAGCCATTGACGGCATGACATTTCTCGCATTGCCATTGCAGCGGTGATAGACTTACTGTCCAAACTCCATCATCCTGATTAGGGATTTCGTTACACATTTGGCAGATGAGTAATGGCACATCGCCGTAGAATTCGACTGTGCCATCCTCTCTGATTATTTGACCATAACCCATTTATTCAACTCCTTCCGGTAATCTAAAGTGTCCATCTTTATCTACTCGATACCAGATAGGTGAGCATTGTTGTGCTTGTGGCAACGTGCCATCTGCACACATAGCACCTGACCATGCTTTGCCGTTCTTGACTCCGGTTTTAACTTTGCGTGTTCCGTGTGAACAAGTAGGAATTGGCTCAGCTTCTCCAAAGGATTGCTGCACAAGTTGTGCTGCCTCAGCCAGCGTTACAACAGGTTGCTTAGGTTCAGCACCCACAAACTCATCCCAAGTGTTGTTGATTGCCAGCGGTGCATTGGCAATGGTCTCACTAGCAATATCGTTCTTTACTCTAGCGACTTTTCCCATTTCTTCACGGCTGGGGCGTTTGCCTTTAGCTGCATAACCTGCGTTTGCAAGCGCTCTACCAATCGCGCTAGTCTCACAATTCTCCAATGCGCTAGTTGCATTAACGCCGCGATCAGTAATCTTCTCTTCGGCGTATCCTGTTGCGAACGCGACACCATCTGCAAAAGTCCGGTATATATACGCTTTAACAATAAATCTATCATTCGCAAAACTCTCCAGTTCTGTGTCAATGCGGAAGTCTGGAAAGTCCTTAATAAACTTCTCCAGGCGAACTTCCACGGTCTCGTAATTGTCTAAGTTAAAAGCCATTTATTACTCCTTGTTTAGTGTTGCCGTTGGTCTTTGCATACTCTATCTGTTGATCCAATGAGAAGTATGAGCCATCAGCCCACTTAGACACATCTATTGCGCAGTCATTACAATATGAACGCATACGCCCGTGGCTCTTTGGCAGTTCGCTAACTACTGTCCAAGCAGCTTGTGTTGTGCCTTTAGGATTGTGAATACCAAACCTGCTTTTACAGTAATCACACCAGACTCCATGCTTTGCTTTAGCCAGCATCAAGATTGTCCCAGTCCATCGTTGCCAATTCTCCTGCGATAGTGGCGTAGTTGATAATGTCGAAGTAACTATCTTTGTTTTCCGCTTGCTCCGATATACGACTGACTTTGAGCAATAACATACAGACTGCGACTTCGTGAGGGTCGATTGAATAACCAAGATATTCCGACCAAAGCCTTGAGATACGGAGCATAGATACATTTGGTGATCCATACTCAATATCTCTAGTGACTGCAATGAGTTGTGATTGTCGCAGGAATTCATCGCGTTTCATTTACTCATATCCAGAGGAATACGCATAAGTGAACGGCCAGCGTGCCAACCTTCTCGTTTTCCTTTGGTGTAGCCCTTCCAGTATGCAACATAAACAACTAGTGGAGTCATGGCCAATAGGCCTACAGCTTCAAAGTATGTCAAATCCATTACGAACTCACTCTTGCTGCATGAAAGTCATAGTCAGAAATGAAACACCACTGATCCATTGCTTCATCAAATGATGGATTAAATAAATGACCATGTGTTATCAGAAACTCACGACATAGAATAAAACTTGCGTAGTTTTCTACCCAGTAAATGTGACCTTTAGCAACTTTTTTAACAAAATCAAAGCGAGATTCTTGGTCTTTCCAGGTTTCTGAATCCCATTCCATTGCAGTCTCAAATAGGTATTCAAAGTCTTTTGCATCTATTTGCATCATTTTGTAGCCCTTCTCGTTGGCTACTGTGCTTCGCCAACACCTAAAGGGTCGCACTTAATTCAGGCTATTTCAACCTCATACAAGCATATTTTGATAACGATTTGATAACGAAATCTTCCTCATATCCAAGCCATTCTTCACCGCAACAAGGCTTATCCATAGACTTTGCCTTCAAATTGGAAAGAACCATCCTTCTCGATGGGAACGGATATTGGCAATACACGCTTACGATCTGTGTATATGACACCAAATCCGGCCTGCCAGTTGAACGTGCCTTTGGTGTAGTAAGCCTGACGTGTGTCCATCATGTGCCCTACTTCAAAGCCTGTTAGCCGAGATACCTCTAAACCGCCTGAGGATTGAGTATAAGAGGATATTCCCTGCCTGTGTGTATGTCCACAAACCACGCTCTTTCCATGCCGTTTGGCGGCTTCTAGGGCTGTTATGCCCCCCTGTGGCTT